TATCACTAAGATATCTATGTCAATAGTATTTATAGATTGACTTAAAATTATTTATCGATTATATTACTAACACGGGGCCATTACCCAGCCCTCCTAAATGTAGTAGCTGACAGATAGGGATAAACGTGTTGAATCAGTGGATTCTCCTTAAGTGTTGTTCCCGGATGGGATCAAACAACAGTATCGGGGATCTGACCACTGGGGATGTAGCGTAGTGCATTACATCTAGACTAGATAAACGAGAAGCTACAACCATATTTGGTTAGTAAGATAATTTAAACAATACTGTTTATTATCGGGTTAGGTTCTATTGTCGCACGATCTTTAGGTTTTAAATCATTATGTATTACTAAAAGGCAGTCAGTAGGAAAGGTTTGCTTTTGCTAAGACATACCATCTACCAAACATCAATCGTTTTCATTCAAATTTAAATATAGTCTTTAAAGAATGACAACATACTCTACCTACTCTACACCTATAGTGTGTCTAGAGTGCTGGAGTTTTCAAATTTCTAGCGAAAAATTGTGTGAGATACCCCTCATATAAGCGGACGGGGTGGGGGGGAAAGGTGCTTGTTTCTGCTATCTGCCTAGTGCCATGCACGTTTCAGAGTGTTAATGAATTACTATTGATTCTTTTCTGACAGCTAAACGAACATTTAGCCTATGGAAATCAACGCTTGATCTACTGATAGGCCACTAGCTAGACGCGCTTCCAGCATAATAGGATCAATTCCAGAAGCCAGTGCCTTTTCAATGGCCAGAAGATCAGCATCAGTCTTAACATATTTAAAAATAGCTAGTATAGGATCAATGCTAGGATTGTCTGATTGTTTAACCTTATCTGGATCAGTATCATGCGCTTCAATGCTGTTTAATATAGTGTTATGCCTTTGGATCGCCAGAATGTCATTATTGGATAGATCATCATGCTTTAAATCTTCATGCTTGATCTTTTCATTGTAGATGATGCGCCTTGTATTGCCTTTTAATAGTGGAAAGTAATTATTGAATGATTCAATTATGCCGTGCTTTTCTAGTCTTTTAAGGTGTTTATGAATGTTTTGAATACTGCAATTCAGATCATTTGCTATCGTTTTGAGTGATACGAAACTATATCCGGATCTATTACAATAAGACGCTAATACACCTAAAACCCTTAAATTCTCACCGGTAATGCTTCTATTCAATAAAGCGCGTCTTGGAATGACAACGAAATGCCGGTGATCTTCATTCCGGATCTTTTTAAGTTTAATAGCATCTGGAATCACATAACTTTTTGATATATTCATATATCTCATTATAGCAAAATAATATATCTTTTTATAATATATCGTGCTATATTCCGATAGCCAATAACGGCATTTTAAAATCCAGAAAGGATAATAATATGTATTATAACCCTTATGATCCGGCGTCTTATAAACGTAAGCCAATGGATCGCGATCAATGGCATAAACCAGAAACTTCATGGCTTGTTATATGCACGATTCTTTTTATCATTGAAACGATCTGTTTAATTGTTTATATGGCCAACGGCCTATGAGATATGTTAAAGGTTTCATTTTGTTTTATTGTGGCGTTGCGATCTATCTGATATTAAGATTGATCGTATCATTCATTAAATAAATCCAGAAAGGATAATTATATGGAAGCAAGACTAGCGAAATACAATACACTCATATTTGATGAGCGATTGAAGAAATCAGATATTAGATCATTCATGTATGAGAATATTCGCGCCGGTAATTCAAAGCACGATATTAGGCGTCAATATAAGCATCAGATAGAAGATAGAAGAAAGTTAGGCCGGAATATTGGCGAATATATAGCGAAGTTAAAAGGCCAGAAAGATAACATTAATGCAGAAGTTTCATATATCAACTGGATCAAATATAATTGTAATGGTTATATCGTTAAGAAGTTAGAGCCACAATTAATTAATGTCATGGATAAATGGCGCAACGGCGAATGGTTGCATATTCCATACGCTGATTATTTAGGTGAAGGCGATAACGGATTTTTGTTATCTAAACAGCAAAATATCCAAGTATTGCATAATATCCATGAATCAATAGAAGATCCGGTGCTTATTGCATATTATCCAACGCTAGAACATTTGCGCTTGAATAGGATCATTAAAACAAAACTAGGGAAATATCTTACAAAGTATCAAAATGAATTAGGCCTTAATGATGCGCTAATCAAACTCATGGTGGAAAATCATAACGCCAGATTACAAGCGCGATCCGGCTGGGCTGTTAAATTCATAGAATCCAACGATTCAGACGGCTGGAGTAGAATTTATGCAGATTGTGAATTCAAGTCTTGCATGAATACCGAAACAAAGGCCAAACCCTACGTTAAATCCTACGCGCATGATAAATCAGTGTTGCGCCTTGCATATCTTCAATCTGGTGACGTTATCAAAGCGCGTTGCATAGTGCGCGAAGATGATCCAGACAATCTTCAATGGATCAGAATATATCCTGCGCCAGAAAATTCAGCAGAAGGCACTTATTTAAAATCATACCTTGAATCAAACGGATATAAACGTGGCGATCTCATGGGAGTGCTATTAAAAACTTGGTGGCATGATGAAGGCTGTTGGGCTTCCCCTTATGTAGATTGGGGAAATGGTGATGAGCCATACGGCGATTATAAATCAATAGACGGCGAACATTACATTAAAGTCAATCAAGACGGCGATCTATCATTGAATCATACAGACGGCACTACATGGCGCGAAGATGATGATGATGATGATGATGATTATATGGATTGTCATTGTTGTGGCGATTCAACGCATTATGATGATCTTAATGATGATATATGCGATCATTGTGACCGGAACTTTACATGGGCTTATGGTAGATCTGGTGAATGTGAATATGTCAGAAATTCAGACGTTGTGGAAGTAGGTGATGAATCATACGATATGAATCATATTAATCAGTATGATATTTATGAATGTGAAGCAGACGGCGAATATTATCATCTTGATGATCTAGTGCATACATCAATGGGTTATATCTATCACGGCCATGCTATTGCGCTGGATCATGCAGATAATGACGGCAACGATTACGCGCATGAAGATGATGCTATGGATCTTCCAGACGGCACGAAGTGTCACAAAGATAATTTTGAAACTTTAAACGAAACAATCCAGAAAGGATTAGAAAATGAATCAACGATTACTTGATATTTTAACCATAAGACGCGAACACGAATCCAAAGGTGAAAAGTATTTTATATCCAAATATATGAAAGCATTTGAGCCGGTAAAAAATAAAGCTGGTGAAGTCTTGGCATATAAGCACGTTATTGAAAAGAAAGGCGATAAGAATAATATCTTATGGTCTTGTCATATTGATACCATGCACCGAACACGGCCAGAAGTCACCAAACAGAATGTTTATGTTGATGATTTTGGCACGGCTTTCATTGATGAATCATCAGATTGTCTTGGCGCAGATAATGGTGCTGGTGTCTGGTTATTGCTGGAAATGATAAAAAATGACGTGGCCGGAACTTATGTATTTCATAGGGGAGAAGAAAAGGGTTGCATTGGATCGTCTGGAATTGCAGACGAATATCCAGATTTTCTTAAATCTTTTACCCATGCTATTGCATTTGATCGGCGCAATAATGAATCAGTCATAAGTCATCAATCTGGTGGCCGGTGCGCGTCTGATGATTTCTGTAATGCTTTTATAAATCTTCTTAATATGAATCATAAGATTGATCCTAACGGCATCTATACAGACACGGCAGAATATACGCATCTTATTGGTGAATGTAGCAATATATCAATCGGTTATAAAGATGAGCATAACAGCAAAGAAACCCTTGATATAACGTATCTGGAAGCATTAAGAGATCGCATGGTATCAATAGAATGGCATAACATCAAACTTCCAACAAAGCGCAAACCAGAAAGCAAAACGCCAAAATGGAATTATGATTATGATTTTTTTACTTATGAAGATCTCATGTATCTGGATCATAAACAGCTAGTTAAATGGATCAAGGGAAGCGATCCACGCGACGTTGCTTATGCGCTTGAAGATCTCATAGCGCAGATAGGTTATATGCAAGACAGCTATTCACCTTATGAAGCATTACACGATCCAGAAGCATTACCATTTTAATAACTTGATCGCTATCGCTAGGCATGTTAAAATCATGCCTAGTCTTTTTTATATCCATGAAAGGAATAAGATAATCAATGAAATTTATTGCATATTATAGAGTATCAACAGACAAGCAAGGCCAGTCTGGGCTTGGCTTGGAAGCTCAAAAACAAATTTGCTTTTCATACGCCCAGCAACAAGGCGACGAGATCGTTACAGAACTCACCGACATAGAATCTGGCAGTCAAAATGATCGTGTCAATTTAATTGTAGCCCTTGACATGCTGAAAAATGATCGCAGTTGCAAATTATTGGTAGCCAAACAATGCCGTCTTACAAGATCCGTTGCATTGATGTCAAAACTATTGGAAGAATTACCACCTAATAGCATCGTTGTAGCTGAAAGCCCTCAAGCATCTATCTTTGAATTACATATCAGAGCTGTATTAAATGAGGAAACAAGGCGACAGATCTCAATCAATACAAAGAACGCATTACAGGCCGCCAAAGCCCGTGGCATCAAGCTAGGTGCGCCACCTAAAGACATTAAAAGAATTTCCCAATCTGGTGGTGATGCAACAAGGCGCAAGGCAGCAGAGTTTGCGCTTGGCATGGTTGAAGTTATACAGATTATTAAGGGTAGGAATCATTGCTTTGATGCAGAGAAGTATGCAGAAGATCTTAATGCATTAGGCATATTGACTTACCAGCGTAAGAAGTGGAGCAAAGGTAGTGTGTATCGTTTAATGAATAACATTCACAAATTAAATAAGGACATCAATATATGGTAGGCAAATTAACACCGAATGACGTTTTGTCATGCAGTAGACTCCCGGCCGTGCTAGGTTTCAGCAAGTATCGGACAGCCAATGATGAGTTAAAAGTATCTATTGATTCATTACATGGCAAAGAGCCAGAGTTTATTACCAACGAGGCTATGGACTGGGGCAACAAGCTAGAGCAAACAATTCTGGCCGAGTCGGCAACAAGGCTCGGACTTGAATCGTATGATTTAGAACACGATAAAGCATACTTTCATCGCGACATTCCACTAGCTTGCAGTCTTGACGGCACAGCCAAGGGTAATGATTCTGTTATTTACACAGACGTTGATAAGGGTATTTATGTTATGAATAAAGACTTTATCAAGTTAAGTGGCACAGGCATACTTGAAGCTAAATTAACAGGCCAAGAAGTTGAAAATACACCAGCAGTTTATCGTGGTGTTATTCAATTACAAGGTCAGATGGACATCATGGAAGCCTCATGGGGTGCGCTTTGCGTCTTATACAAGGGAACGCAGTTAAGAATATTCA